TAAGAAAACCAACAACATTGTCGAGTTTCTTGAAGGTCAAGTAGACGAACTGATGGAAATGCGGTATAAAGTCGTCGATAAGGATTGCACCCCAATCCAAAACATTATCGACGAGATTTTTGGCCTGTATTACAGCACGCTGTATAAACTGAAATTTCTCGCATAAGGACGCGTTATGGAACTTTTAAACCCACTAAGCAAAGCTGACTACCCTGCGTACAGCGTAGCCTACACTGGCACCGCTGGTAACACGTCCGCATGGGCGCCCGGCGCGCAAGGCGTAGTCGTTTGGTCTGACCAAGCCTGCTACGTCGAAGTCGGCGTCGGCGCTGTTGCTACGACGGCCAGCACGCCGATCCCGCCGTTCACGCCGATCCCTTTCGTGTTGCCAACCAACACCACTGGTGCGCCTTGGCGCGTGAGCGCGATCCAAGTGTCAACAGGCGGCACCGTTTACGCTAAGCCGATTAACCGGAACTGATAAATGGGTTTCGGGGGCGCCCTTCGTAACGGTATTGCGCTCGGTCTGGGCAGCATTATCTCGTTTTTTTCTGGCTACGGCCCGGATCAAGCGCAGGGTAACCTTGAAACTCGCGACCGTGCAAGGCAACTTGTTAACTGAAATTGGAGACAACCTCGTCCAAGAAGACGGCGGGTTGTTGCTGCTGGAGTAGATAAATGGCCGACAAGAAAATCTCGCAACTTACCGCGGTCACAACTCCGCTGGCGCTTACGGAAGAATTGCCGGCGGTGCAGAGCGCCACGACCAAAAAAGTTACCGTACAACAGATGCTTACCGGCGTAATTGTGACAGAAGCCACAACCGCACGGACGCTGTCGGCAACGGACAACGGCAAAATTATTTACTGCACTAGCGGCTCGGCAACGACAATCACTTGCGCGGCAGGACTTGGCGCCGGCTTTAACGTCACAATTATTCAAGGCGGCGCAGGTAAAGTCACTGTTGCGGCTGGTGGGCAGACACTCGTGTCATATTCGTCGCTGTTCAGCACGATGGGCCAATATGCGGTTATTTCTCTTATCTGCCCGGTCGCTAACACATTTGTGGCTGCCGGCAATTTAGGTGTGTAATAAATGTCAGTAACTCCTTCCCCCATTGGCGGGTTCGCGGCTCAGTTTTTTGACAACAACGGTGTTATCTTGTCAGGCGGCAAGATTTACACCTATGCAGCCGGCACGACCACACCGCAGACGTCTTACACCAGCGCGACTGGCGTTACGCCACACGCCAACCCTATCATATTGGACAGCGCAGGACGCGTACCGGGCGGCGAGATTTGGCTGACTGACGGTCTGGTGTACAAGTTTGTCATTGAGACTGCCGCAAGCATCCTGATTGGCACTTACGACAACATTACAGGCGTCAACTCCAACTTCGTCAACTACACGGTGCAGGAAGAAGTCATCACGGCCACCGCCGGCCAGACTGTGTTTAACCTATCGACGATCAACTACACGCCCGGTACAAATTCGCTGTCGGTATACATCGACGGTGTGAACCAATATGTTGGTGACAGCTATCTGGAAACGGACAGCGACACCGTGACGTTTACGTCTGGCGTACACGTCGGCGGCGAAGTCAAGTTTACAACCGCAGTTCAGACAACTACCGGCGCTGTAGACGCGTCAATTGTTAGTTATGAGCCACCGTTTACTGGCAGCGTTGCTACAAACGTAGAGGCCAAACTGGCCCAATATGTTTCGGTCAAGGACTTCGGTGCTGTTGGCGATGGCGTAACGGATGACTCTGCGGCGTTTCTTGCGGCTATGACGGCTGCGCCAAATATATATGTGCCAGAAGGCACTTATTGTGTGGATGCTGGCAACAGTTCCGGCTGTCTTATTACGAGCGGAACTGGCTATAATGTCTATGGCGACGGTGAAAAAAGTATCATCAAGCGGTTCTCATATAACCCCGCAAGTAGCTGCATTAACTTTGACAGCGGATCATCTTCAGCGTTTATTAACGACGTAAAGTTTAGCAACCTCAAGTTCCTCGGTGATGTTGCTACACTTGGTCACAACGAAACCTATGGGCACTTGCTACGCATGAACGGTGTGCGTCGTGTTGTTATCGAAAAATGCTTTTTTGAAGGGCCTCGCTCTGATGCAATTTTGATTGGTTCCGGCGCAGGCGGTGGGACAGAGCGGCACAATTTTGATGTTGTGATCCGCGACTGCGTATTCGATGGCGTTCTTTACGGCGCAACTGGTGGCCGCAATGCGATCAGCTTCATCGACGTTGACCGCGCCACCATCGAAGGTAACGTGTTCCGCAACTGGTCGCGTAACGATATGCCCGGTTGCATTTGTTTGGAGCCAGATGACGCGTTTGGTATTATCAAAAACGTCACCATCAGCGGCAACAAGTTCAGCAACTGCGGCGGAAATCGCGGTCACATTGCCATCTCTGTTGACAATATCGCCAACGCAAATTGGGCAAACATCATTGTTATTGGAAACACATTTGCCACCAACAATGCTGTCAGTCTGTATTGCAGTAACACGCTAGGCACTGTCCCTAACGCAGTCATCATAGCGGACAACACCATCACAGACTGTGAACATATTTTGTTCCACCCTTTCGGTTCTGTTTATGGGTTGTCCATTGTGGACAACTCTACGTTTGCATCTACATCAGGTTACGGTCGTATTTTGATCGGGGACAACACTACATCTGGCAGAACATCCAAAGAAATTGACATTGTCGGCAATATGTTGGTCTCCAACGTGTCGGTTCCTGTGGTGGTAAGCAACAACATTACAACGCTTAATTTCCGCAACAATACTCTACGCGGGGCTACTCAGTCCCATATGTCACTTGGCTTGGTGGGCAACACTATCCAAGAAATATCCATCGTAGGAAATCAGTTTTTAGGTTCTATCACGAATGAGATTGTTGTGGTCGCAGGCACACAGGTTGTTGCGACTAACATATGGGACAACAACTACCACCCCAACACTGAAACACATAATTTTCGCGCGCTCCAAAACAACTTCGCAGGGTCTACTTTCAACCTTAAAACTATTTCTGACGCGGCTAATACGTACCCTTACGGCGTTTCTCAGGCGCGGTATCAAAACGTGGCTATCGTAACCGCAAATGATAACGGTATGGTCGAAACGCGCCGACCATCTAGCAATACCGAAACAGCTACAATCCAGTTCTTTTATCCTGACTATAGCGCAACTGATCTAGATGACATTTATTTCCGTAAAGCCATTGACGCTACCACATGGGCGGCTTGGTTCCGTGTGACGGGGGTATAAATGATTACTCCTGCCTATAGCCCTACTGCTACTGAGCGTGTCCTCCCGCGCATGGCGTTGGATTTTACAACTGGTGTTCTTGACCCCCGTGTTACATTTACACGCGCATCGACAGGGACATTTGTTGGTAGCAACGGCTCTATTCAGACGGCTGCGATTAACGGCCCACGTTTTGACTACAATCCTACCACGCTTGCGCCTAAAGGCTTACTGATTGAGGAGCAACGGACTAACGCACTAAGCGGCGTAGACTCCGTAAACCCAACCGGCATAACTGGGTGGACAACTTTCGGAGACGCGGCTGGTTCTCTCAGCGTTGTTTCGGATGACGCCGCTCTCGCAGCAGCCGGATTGAGCGGCCTTTGCAGCACGGGTAAAGTGTTCAAGCTCGACAACAGCGCCGGAACAACTCCTTTCTATGCGCGAGTAAATAACTCAATCACTTTAGGCGCAAACACATGGGCTTTCTCCACATACGCACGCGGATCAGGATCGTTTTCTTTTGACGTAAACGCAGGAACTTGGACACCGGGCGGAACTTCACCTGCGGTAACGTCGGTATATCAACGTCTTGTCTCTATCGGCGCGTCAAGCGTCTCGTCGAACCAATACCGCGTCAGCGTAACTGGCGGCAGCGTTGTGTATTTTATATTGATGCAGGCGGAGCAAGGCGCTTTTCCTACTTCCGTTATACCTAACACTGGCACATCTATAACACGCAATCCTGACGCTGTGAGTATGACTGGGACGAACTTCAGCAGTTGGTTTAATGCCAGTGAAGGGACGTTTGTGTGCGCTACAACCGGCGGTAACCCAAGCACAGGTCAATGGGCCGTTCCATTTGACGCAGTAGGCCCCGGGAATGAACTTTATGTGCGGCAAACATCGGCCACAGCCGTGTCATCAGTCATAAATGGAACAGGCTCATCGTCCGTTACCATATCGTCTGGGGCAGCCTACACAAGCGCAATAGCTTACAAACTTAATAACTGCGCCTTTGCAGTAAGCGCCAGCGCAGTATCCGCGACTTCTGCCGTCCCCACTACGCCAACAAGCCTTATACTTGGTAGTTTGAACGGTACGTTTTTCTTAAATAAGCATATATCAAAATTGTCTTTCTATCCGCAGCGGCTAACAAATGCCGAAGTGCAAGCATTTTCAAAATAGGATCGCGACATGAGCCTTACTAAAGCAACATACTCAATGATCGAAGGCGCTGCCGCCAACATTTTGGACTTCGGCGCAGACCCGACAGGTGTTGCTGACAGTACGGCAGCTATTCAAGCGGCGCAGCAGGCGTCAAAATATGTGTATTGCCCTCCCGGTGACTACTCTATTGCTGGCCTTCGCATATACGATCAGGTCAATCTGTTCGGCGGCGGCTACGAAAACACACGGTTTTTGCAGCGCGATCCAAACCAGCCTGCAATTAACTGCTTGTCGGACGCAACTGTCGGACAACTGTTGTCGTTGCGTCTAGAGAATTTCGGTGTCGTAGGCCATGCGTCTGCAACTGTTGCGGCTGTCAAGATTGAAGCCCTTGGCATCTTTGCAATTTACCGTTCGCATTTCGACATGATTATTTCGCAATCATACCAAGCGTTGAATATGCAGGCCTATACTGCAAGCAACGTGTTTTATTGCACTTTCCGCATGGACATCGTGGGAACGCAGACCACCTCTGTCGTATTGAATGGTGGCGTCTACAATATATACGACTTCTTTATTGTTACGTCGGCCACTGGGCGCGTCATAGAACATGGCGGGTTTAACAACACATTTACAAGGTTGATTACAGACGGGCAAATTGTCTGCACTGGGCAGAATATCACCTACTTAAACCTGTCACTTGAAGAATTACCAGTCACGCCTCCGACGCCTTACGGGATTGTGCTTCAAGGGTTTAACCAAGTTCTTATTACCCCGACGGTAATTTTGAACCCCACAAACTCAACCAAAATTACATATTGCCTCCAGCCATTTGAAAACAGTTTGATTATTAACCCCCGTTTTCTTGTGACCGGCACGCTGCACCCGTTTGCAGCCGCCAATAATAATTGGTCGCTACAAGGGCCAGGGCAAAATGGTTGCGTCAATAAAATGGAAGCGATCTATACCGGAACCGACGCCGATAAAGATTTACGGCGCGTTGATGTCATAGGCAACGTAAGCAGCTTTATGACTGCTTCTTCTGGCACATATGGCGGAAAAGCGGTTCAATATTTAGCGCCTACCGGCGGAACAAGCATAAACTATCGTGTTTTAAATTCCACGGATGCGATGATCTTTGCGCCTACGGGAACAATGACGCTCATCAACGTCACGCTTGGGTATGTAGGAAATGTATACCGCCAAGGCCAGACACTGTCGATTTACACCAAAGAGGCTATCACATCAATAACATGGTCTGCGGCGTCAGACGTATCATTGTTCCCTGCGTCAATGACAGCGGGTCAAATTATTCGATTTGTATATGAAGAATCGACTGACAAATGGTGGCCGATCTAAAGGATTGTATATGAACATCTCAGAAGAACTGTACGACGAAGCCTTGATGGTTGTATCGTGGATAAAAAAAGAAAAACCCCAAACCATGTCTGAAGCCGATTGGCAGCGGATTGTTAAGCGCAATCAGGCGCATATATCCACCCTTTTAGCTGCTTACGAGTTTGATGGGTACGACAAAAAACCTTTGCTCGGCGCGTTAAATATTTGACCGCGCGCGCAAAGAGTAAAGGACAAAGACCATGTTAAAAACAGCACCAAACTACAGGCTTTGATAGTATGAAAGATTTATACCTAAAAACCCCTGCTGAAGCTGACATGAAAGCTGCGTTGATTGCGGCTGGCATTGTCACTGAGCAGACCATTGCTACCGAAGTCGGTGCGACTGAGGACGGCGACGCAATCCTGCAAGATGTGATGGCTCTTGTTCCAACAGAAGGCTTCTACGTCGATCAGATTGGCCCGTTCTCGAAGGTCATCGGTTACGACGAAGCAGGCGAACCCATTTTGGAAAATTATCCCGATTGGCACACCAACCTTCGCGGCAGCTTTAATGAGGAACAGTTGGCATTGCTAACACCCTTGAGCGTTGAACCTACAGTGCCTTACCGCGTGTGGGCTTAACTAACATGATTGCTATGCTGCATCAAATGATGTAGTCTAGCCACCAACCGTACTGATGCGGCTCATCAGGAACTCTTTAAGGGTTAAACATGGACGATAATGTTCCTATTGAAGCGGATGCCTCCGCGCCAGAACTCGAAGCCACGGCAGCAATCGAGCCTGTAGAAAACACGACGCCGGAAACGCCTGCTGAACAGGAAGCATCTAAGACCTTCTCACAAGAAGAATTGGACGCGATTGTTGGCAAGCGACTTGCGAGAGAACAACGCAAGTGGGAACGAGAGCAAGCACAGAAACTAGCTGAAGCCCAGTCTCGGCAACCGGCGCAAGCCCCAGCCGATTTGGTCCCTGAGCAGTTTGACACTTACGAAGATTATGCCGATGCCTTGGCAGAGCATAAAGCGGAAGTGTTGCTGGAACGGCGGGCAACCGCCAGAGAACAGCAGGCTATGCTTGAGCAGTACCATGACCGTGAAGAAACGGCGCGGGATAGATATGACGACTTCGACCAAGTCGCCTACAATCCTAACCTGCCTGTCACGGATTACATGGCACAAAGCATACAGTCTTCGGACGTTGGCCCTGACCTGCTTTATTGGTTAGGCACCAACCCCAAAGAAGCTGATCGCATTTCTCGCTTGAACCCGATCTTGCAAGCAAAGGAAATCGGAAAAATTGAGGCCGGATTGGCTTCTAATCCGCCGGTTAAGAAAACTTCAACCGCCCCGGCACCGATTGCTCCTGTCACTGCACGTTCTACTGGCACCAGCCAGTACGATACGACCGACCCTCGTTCGACTAAAACGATGAGTACGTCGGAATGGATCGAAGCAGAACGGCTACGGCAGATCAAGAAGTACGAGGCACAACGTAACCGTTAAATAGGGAATACCCCATGTCCAATAGCATTTTAACCATTGATATGATCACGCGGAAGGCTCTCGAAATCCTTGAGAACAACCTCGTGCTTACACGTAACGTAAACCGCCAGTACGACGACAGCTTTGCTGTTGAAGGCGCCAAGATCGGCTCAACTCTGCGTATCCGTCTTCCAGACCGTGCGCTTGTTACCGACGGTGCAGCCCTTCAGGTACAGGACGACAACGAGCAGTTCACAACGCTGACCGTTGCCAACCAGAAGCACATCGGCGTCAACTTCACGACTGCTGAATTGACCATGCAGTTGGATGATTTCGCAGAGCGCGTTCTCAAGCCACGTATCTCGCAGCTTGCTTCCAGCATCGACGCTGACGTTGCAAACGCGTTTGCAACCATCGGTAACTCGGTCGGCACGCCCGGCACTACGCCAGCTACTTCGGCTGTTCTTCTTGCTGCACAGCAGAAGCTGAACGAAAACGCTGCTGTGATGTCGCCACGTTATGCCACCGTCAACCCAGCCGCAAACGCTGGCTTGGTCGAAGGCATGAAGGGCTTGTTCAACCCAACCGACACTGTCAGCAAGCAGTTCAAGAACGGCATGATGGGTACTGGCGTACTTGGTTTCGAAGAAATCAATATGTCGCAGTCCATCAAGCAGTTCACCACTGGTTCGCGCGACGCAACCGGCGGCACGACTTCGGCTGCTGTCACCACTGAAGGTGCAACCACCATCGCCATCACTGGCGCTGGTAACGGCGACACCGTCAAAGCTGGCGACGTGTTCACTGTAGCTGACTGCTTTGCAGTTAACCCACAGACGCGTGAAAGCACAGGTTCGTTGTTCCAGTTCGTTGCGTTGGCTGATGTCACGCTCAACGGCTCTGGCGCAGGCAACATCACTGTTGCACCTGTCTACTCAGCCAGCCATGCGCTTGCCACTGTCAACACACTGCCCGGCAACAGCAAAGCTGTTGTGTTCGTCGGTGCAGCATCGTCGCAGTACGCGCAGAACCTCGTATACCACAAGGATGCCATCACCTTCGCAACCGCCGACCTTCTGCTCCCACAGGGCGTAGACATGGCATCGCGTCAGGTACACAACGGCATCTCGCTCCGCGTTGTTCGTCAGTACGACATCAACAACGACCGTATGCCTTGCCGTATTGACGTTCTGTATGGCTACAGCACGATCCGTCCGCAAATGGCCGTCCGGATGTGGGGCTAATTTAATCATGGCCTCCGGTTCGCCGGGGGCCATAACTTTTCAGGAGAATTATCATGGCATTACCAAATGGCGGTTCCGCCTATCAGGTTTCAGATGGCAACGTTGATGCAGCCAAGCTGCTCGGCGGCTCGATCCTTACTGCTTCATCGGGCGCAGGCATCTACTTCCTTACGACTGCAATCACTGCAAACAGCACGACGACCGACGCCCCTGCGGGTTCGATTGGCGTGACCACGAACGCAACAGGACTTGGCAAGATGTTCATTATCGCTTCTACCATCCAGACTACTGGCGATATTGCCGCTGCCAACCTTAATGCTGGCGTCTATATCCTTAGCACTGCAATCACCGCTAACACGACAACCACTTCTGCCCCTGTTGGTTCGCTTGGTATCACAACCAATGCAACTGGCCGTGGCAAGCTGTTCTATGCAGACGGCACCAAGTGGCAGTTCATGGCGATCAGTTAATTAATCTGGGCGGCTTTCGGGCCGTCCATTTTACGGAGTTTTTATGGCTGTTATCTACCTTGTTCACGACGTCCACGGCGCAAAAGTTGCCATCTCTGAAGAAGAAGCGCGCTGCGATGAAGAGTATGGTTGGGAACGCTTTTACCCTGACGCCCCTGTAGTGGCGCCCGTTAACGAAATGTCGGCGGGCAGCAAACGCCGCCGCGCAACGCAGGAAGACTAACCAATGGAAACGGCTGGGGACATAATTAACGGTTCGCTTAGGCTTCTAGGCGTTCTGGCAGAAGGTGAAGTTCCATCGGCTGAAACGTCGCAAGACGCACTGCGCGCCATGAACCAGATGATTGATAGCTGGAACACTGAGCGCCTCGCGGTCTACGCAACGCAAGACCAAGTATTCATGTGGCCTGCCGGTCAGTTGTCGCGCACGCTTGGCCCTTCTGGCGACTTCATCGGCAACCGCCCTGTGCTGCTTGAGGACTCGACGTACTTCCGCGACCCCGGCACTGGCGTCAGCTACGGCATCAAATTTATTAACCAGCAGCAGTATAACGGTATCGCGGTCAAGACCGTGACGTCTACCTACCCGCAGGTTATTTTCGTCAACATGACGTTCCCCGACATCGAAATGTACATCTATCCGCGCCCTACGCGCGAACTGGAATGGCACTTCATTTCGGTCGAAGAACTGACCCAGCCTGCAACGCTGGCGACCACACTGCATTTCCCGCCCGGCTATCTGCGTGCGTTCCGTTACAACTTGGCGTGCGAGATGGCACCTGAGTTTGGCGTAGAGCCGTCACCGCAGGTATCGCGTCTGGCTATGGCATCGAAGCGCAACCTGAAGCGCATCAACAACCCTGACGACATCATGTCGATGCCATACAGCATCGTGGCGACGCGTCAGCGGTTTAACATCTTCGCGGGCAACTACTGATGAAGACGCCGATCCTTGGGTCGGCGTATGTCGCAAGAAGCGTCAACGCCGCAGACAACCGTATGGTCAACCTCTTTCCAGAGATCGTGCCGGAAGGCGGCAAAGAGCCTGCCTTTCTTCAGCGCGCGCCGGGGCTAACCCGTCTGGCTACGGTCGGCATCGGACCTATCCGCGGGCTGTGGACGTATGGCGACTACGGCTACGCCGTGTCTGGCCCAACGCTGTTTCAGATCGACAGCAACTGGAACGCGGTCGCCAAAGGCACTGTAGGCGGCACTGGCCCTGTCAGCATGGCCGACAACGGCACGCAGCTATTCATAGCCGCCAACCCGCAGGGCTACATCTACAACGCCAACACTGACGTGTTCCAGCAGATCACCGACCCTGACTTCCCCGGCGCGGGTACGGTTGGATACATCGACGGCTATTTTGTGTTCAACGAACCGAATAGCCAGAAGATTTGGGTGACGTCGCTGCTTGACGGCACCAGCGTTGACCCGCTGGAGTTTGCCAGCGCCGAAGGCAATCCTGACAATGTGGTTGCTATCTTTGTGGACCACCGCGAAGTCTGGGTGTTTGGTACCAACTCGACCGAAGTTTGGTACGACGCAGGGCTGCTCGACTTCCCGCTGACGCGTATCCAAGGCGCGTTTAACGAACTGGGCTGCGCGGCGCCGTACAGCGTCGCCAAGATGGACAACCAAGTCTACTGGCTGGGCAAGGACGCCCGCGGTCAAGGCATCGTCTACCGCGCTGCTGGCTACATCGGTCAGCGCGTGTCAACGCACGCTATCGAATGGCAGATGCAAGAGTACGCCGACATCTCGGACGCTACAGGCTACACATACCAGCAGGACGGCCACAGCTTCTACGTGCTGAACTTCCCTAGCGCCGACACGACATGGGTGTACGACGTCGCTACTGGCGCATGGCATGAGCGTGCGTCGTTTGTTAACGGCGAGTTTAACCGTCACCGCGCCAGCAGCCAAATGTTCTTCAACAG